CCATGCCGTTGTATGAGTATCGTTGTGGCAACGGTCACACTATGCAAACGGTGCGCTCGATTCATGAGGATGAGCCGGCCGTAGTCGAATGCCCTGAATGCTCAGGCCCTATGCACCAGGTGTTGGGCGGTGTCGCAATAACTTTCAAAGGTAAAGGTTTCTATACCACCGATAAGGGCAAGGGCTGATGGGCCGATTCCCTAAACCATGCAGAGTCTGCGGCAATCTGTCGCTAGGTAATCTTTGTGACTACCACCAAGCCATCGAAGATAAACTGCACAACATCAAACGCGATCTCATCAAAAAACAAACCGGTCAATACTCAGGCGACTACCGTAAGCGCGCCGCTCAAGTAAGAGCAATGGCAACCGTCTGCCACATCTGCGGTGACGGCCCAAGATTCAATGACCCTTTCGAGGCCGATCACATCGAGCCAGGCAGCGCGACCAGCGAGCTGAAAGCCGCACACCGGTCATGCAACGGCTCTCGCGGCAACAAACCACTCAACTAATCCCCCCATCCCCCGCCGGCATCAACACCGGGTGGGTCAAATCCTATGGAAACACCACGAAGAACACCCCGGCCCTGCTTTTTCATACACATACGCAGTTGGGCAGTTTCTGGGTTAGGCTTTAAACGCGCTGTGTGGCGCTCTAACGGACTTTGAGAGATTGGGTGTTGGGTTATGGCTAATCAACCTAAGCCGGCTGAATTGAGGCTGCTACAGGGCAATCCGGGCAAACGGCCTATTCGCACAAATGACGGAATCGCGCCGCTTGAGTATGGGTATGTTGAGCCGTTGCGACCGTTGGGCGAGCATGGTGAAAAGTTTTGGAATTCGATTTTCGGTGTTGGGGAATTGTGGATAAGTATCAAGACTGATACTCAACTGGTGCAGCTCATCTGCGAGCAGATTGACCGGCGCGAAACTTTGCGCGAGTATGTCGCGGCTAACCCGGATCAATGGCACATGACTAAGCAGCTCAACGATGTTGAAGTTTTGATTGTGAAGAATCTGAGCCTCTTGGGTTTCACGCCAGCGGATCGCACCAGGCTTGGGCTGATTAGTACTAAGACGAAAACTAAGTTGCAAGAGTTGATGGAGTTGAAAGCCAAAAAGAATGGCTAGTTGGCCGCCAGCGTGGTTTACACCGGCTGATGCTGAGTCGATTGGGCGCGGTGATGGCGACATTGCGGCCCTTTTTGCTGAGTCATTTGGCTCGGTTGGTAAAGATGGTGTGGCTGGTAAAGCTGGTGATGCGTTAGTTTTGCGCGATTGGCAGAAAGAGTTGCTGGCTCATTTGTATGCTCGCGATGCTGATGGCGGTTTGCAGTTTCAGACGGCGCTGATTGGGATGCCGCGAAAATCGGGTAAGAGCGCGCTGGCTAGTGCCGCGATCGGACTCTATTCACTATTGGGCGAGGGAATCAATGGTGGCGAGGTCATCGTTGTCGCGGCGACTCGCGACCAGGCTCGCATTGTTTTCGGTGAGTGTAAGCGCATGGTTGAGCGGTCTGAGCTGAAAGAGATGGTGCAGGTTTACCGCGATAGTTTGTTTGTGACCGAAACTAATTCGGTGCTGAAAGTTATGAGTGCTGAGGCTTTTAGTGCTGAGGGCCTAAACCCTAGCCGCGTGATTATGGATGAGCTGCACGCGCAACCTAACCGCGAATTGTTTGATGTTATGTCGCTCGCGATGGGTAACAGAGGCAAGATTGGGCAGTTAGTCGCGATCACAACCGCTGGCGTAAAAGCCGATTCGACCGGGCAAGACTCTATCGCCTATTCGCTCTACAACTATGGCAAGCGAGTATCGACCGGCGAGATCGATGACCCGAATTTTTTTATGGCATGGTGGGAAGCTGCGCCAGAGGCAGATCATCGCGACCCTGAAACTTGGGCCAGCGCGAATCCAGGTTTTGACGACATTGTTTCTAAAGCCGATTTTGAGTCTGCAGTAAAGCGCACGCCAGAGGCCGAGTTTCGCACTAAGCGCCTGAATCAATGGGTTAGCTCGCAGATGAGTTGGTTGCCATCGGGTGTTTGGGAATCGTTGGCCGAGCCACAACCGCTCGATCCTGATGCCGAATACATCTTGGGTTTCGATGGGTCATTTAGTGGCGATACAACGGTTATCGTTGGCTGCTCTATTCCGACTGAGGATAAGCCGGCGCACATTTTCTTGGTCAAGGCTTGGGAAAAGCCGGTAGATGCTGATGACTTATGGCGCGTGGACATTCAGGATGCTGAGTTTGAGATTGCTAAGTTTTGTGGCCGTTACAAAGTGCGCGAGGTGGCGTGCGACCCTTTCCGTTGGCAACGCTCGATGGAAGTTTTGCAAGATCAGGGCATTCCCATCGTGGAGTACCCATCGACATCGGCGCGCCGAATGGTGGCATCCTGCGCCCGTTTCTTTGATGCCGTAACTGAGGGCCGTCTAACTCATGATGGCGATCCGCTAGTTGCCAGGCACTTCACTAACGCGGTCATTAAGATCGATAATCTAGGGCCGCGCATCGTGAAAGAAAACCGCAACTCTAACCGCCGTATCGATGCTGCCGTTGCAGCGGTGATTGCTTATGACCGCGCATCGGCTAAAATAGAATCGCAGGTTGTACCTGAGTTCTTTATGTAAAGGCGTGTAGATGATTGCAACAATTATGCAAGCAACCGGCGTGGCTGTTGTCGCCATTGGCGTTGGGCTTTGGTTTGTGCCGGCTGGTTTGGTTGTCGCAGGTGTTGGCATGGTGCTTTTCGGTATGGCCATTGAAAGAGGCACAAAATAATGCTAAATAATCTTTTCGAGCAGCGAGCTGTAAGTTTCCAAACCGTTTGGGGATCGGGCATTGAGGCTGGCATTGAGTCAAATGCTGGTGTTGCTATCAATGGCAAAAACGCTTTCGAGATCGTGGCTTTCTTTTCAGCGGTTTCGCTTATCAGCGACACCATCTCGACTTTGCCGGTGGATGCTTACATTCGCCAGGATGGTGAGCGCAGACCCTCGCGACCTAAGCCAGCATGGGTAGATCAGCCAGATGTTGATACAACTCGACAGGCTCACTATGGCGCGGTAGTCACTTCGTTGCTGGTGCATGGCAACTCTTACACTCGCGTATTCCGCGACAACAACGGCGAGGTTGTAAACCTGGTTGTGCTAGACCCTAATACCGTTGAGGTAAAGCGCGACAGTATCGGCCGCAAGATGTTTTACATTGGCTCAGAGGATAAGGCTCTTACCAGCGATGAGATTATTCACATCATTGATTTGGCTGAGCCTGGCTCTTTGGTTGGTATCTCGCGCGTAAGCAAACTGAAAGATGCGCTGGGCGTTGCTACGGCGCTACAGGCTTACGCTGCTCGATTCTTTGGGCAGGGTGCGACTACTCAGGGCGTTATTGAGTTTCCGGGCGCTCTTACCGCTGAGCAAGCAAAAAACTTGGTTGATGGTTTTGACTCTCGCCATCGCGGTTGGCGTAAAGCTCACAAAACTGGTGTTTTGTCGGGTGGCGCAAAATACAACCCGACTAGCGTGCCTAACGATCAGGCTCAGTTCTTGGACTCGCGCCGTTTCGCTGTCGAAGAAATTGCTCGCGCTTTCAACATTCCGTTGCACATGATGGATGTGCCAGGCTCAGCAAGTTTTGCATCAGTCGAGCAAAACGGATTACAGTTCATAAGTCACACGCTTAGGCCCATTCTCGAAAAGATTGAGTGGAGTTACAGCAAGCTGCTGCCGAATCCATCGGCGTTCATCAAGTTCAACTTCAACGCGTTGCTGCGTGGCGACTTGCAGACCCGAATGACCTCATACAGTATCGGCACTCAGGCTGGTTTCATGTCGGTAAACGATGTGCGCCGCCTCGAGGATTTACCGCCGGTAGCCGATGGCGACCAGTTCAGAGTGCCACTCGCCAACATTGACTTGGCGCAGACCTCAGTTATTGAGGATGAAAAGCGCGTGAAGATGGCGCAGATGCTTATCCAGGTTGGTTTCAGCCCTGAAGAAACTTTGACGGCGCTGAATTTGCCTGAGATTCCGCACACCGGTGTGCCATCGACTCAGTTGCAACCGGTATCGATGATTGACCCTGAAAACCCTACGGCGGTTTACTAATGCCGATAAGTTCAGGGCAAGTAACCGTTGGCACAACTCGCGTGCAGATTGATGGCACAAGTTCAAGCGTTTACCGTCTGCACATTCATAACAACGACAATCAAATGAATCTTTATTTGGGCGGGTCGGATGTGACTATTGCTAACGGCCTGATTTTAGAGAAAACCGATACAACTGAGGTTCAGGTTTCGCCTGGCGATTCTGTTTGGGTTGTGTCTAGCTCAAGCGATCATCTAGTTAGTTATTTGAAAGTTACCTAATGCCATACTTCATTGCTAAAGACCGCGAGGGTTGCGCTGGTGGCTGGGCTGTTATTGATTCGGCCGGCGAGATTTTTGGTTGCCACGCTGGTAAGCAGTCTGCCATCGATCAGGCTGTTGCGTTGTCTATCGCGACTGATGAGCCGTTTGAGGGTGAGCGCGCGCTGGTGCTTGGCGATTATGTAACTTGGGTTCGCGGTAGCGAAACTTATTATGGCGAGATTTACCGCATCGATGGCGACCAGGCTGAGGTCAAAATTTATGAGGGTGAAGATGGCGTTTATGTTGAGTCGCTTTTAGTTGCGGTTGTGCCTCTAGCCGATTTGACTAAGATTGCCGATTTGCCATCGGCTGAGCCTATGGATGATTCTGAGCCAACCTTTCAGGCGGTTCTTGCAGACATTGACGGCACGCTAATCACTTTTGATGGCGATCGTAATGAAAAGGTTTATGCCTATCTCGAGAGTTTTGACGATACCGAAATAATCATTGTGACGGCGCGCCTCGAGTCTGAGCGTACGGCTACGGTTTCTGAGCTTGAAAACTTAGACATTGATTATGACCAGTTGATTATGAAACCTGATGCCGATACCGATTCGACTGAGTTCAAGAAACTTACCGCTGAAGATTTGTTGAAAACTTACAATGTGATGGTTGCGGTAGATGATAGTGCAGACATTCGCGAGGCTTACTCAGGTTTGGGCATCACCGCTATTGCGCCGGCCGATGTGCCAGATGTGCCTGAAGATCGGGCCATAAATCAGGATGCGCCAGCGTACATGCGTGCGGCTGCTAGGCGTGGCCTCGAGTACTATGCCGATGGTCAGGGTGGCGATGGTTTGGTTGAGCGCACTATTCGTGAGGCGCGCGACATGGCTGAGGGCCGCGTTACCGATGATAAGTGGATTCGCATCGCTGCCTGGATTGCTAGGCACATGGATGACCTCGATGCACCGGATGCTCAACCTGGTGCAGATAACTATCCGAGTGCCGGTGTTGTCGCACATTTGCTTTGGGGTTCAGGCCCAACTAAGAGAGCTGCTGAGCGCACGATGGCTTATGCAGAATCGGTGGTTGCTAGAATTGAGGCAGAGCAAGAAAGAGAAACTATGACTGCTAATACGCGTTCTAAATGGGTTGATGTTGCTTGGCGCATCAAGAATCAACTTGAGGGCGGCGACTCTGAGGGCCGTTCGACTAGCAAGCAAGAGCAGCGCATTCACGCTACTAATTTTGAGATTCGTGAAACCGCTGATGGCATGGCTTTCACCGGTTACGCTGCCGTTTTCAATTCGGACTCTGAGCCGTTGCCGTTCATCGAGAGGATCGCGCCTGGCGCGTTCAAGCGTTCGCTGCAGTCGCGCAATGAGGTCAAACTTTTGTGGAATCACGATGCTGGTGAGCCGTTGGCATCGGTTCGCGGTGGCACTCTAAAACTTACTGAAGATGAGATTGGTTTGCGCGTTGAGGCTACCCTAGCCAATACAACTCGAGGCCGCGATGTAGCTGAGCTGATTCGCTCTAAAACCATCGACTCTATGAGCTTTGGTTTCTCGGTCATCAAGGATTCGTGGCAGGGCGAGGTTCGCACTCTTGAGGCGGTCAGACTTTTTGAAACATCAGTTGTTTCTTGGCCAGCGTATACGGCTACCAGCGGCACGATCTCGGTTCGCTCAGCTGCACCTGGCATCGATGCCGATCAGTTGGCCGATGCTCTCATGCGTTTGGAGTCAGGCGAGGAGTTAGAAGAATCTCACGCGACCCTCATTACCGATGTTGTCGCAAAACTCACTAAGACTGAAGAAGTGCAAGAAGTTCAGGGCGACATTCTCGCGCTGAAGAAAAAGAAACTCGACCTACTACTAAAGGAAATGTAATGCCAACTAAAGAAGAAATTGAGATTGCTGTAAAGGTTATTAGTGAGGTTGCTGGTGCGCCTACTATTGGCCCGGTTGCCGATCTAATCAAAGAGCTAAAAGATTCTTCAGTACCGGCTAAAGAAGTTCGGATTACTGAGGCTAAAGAAACTCGCTAACTTTCTCGAGTTTTACCCTCTCGGCTTTTTACCCTTTTGCCGAGAGGGTTTTTCTTTCCGCTGTTATATTGCGGTGGCTAAACTTTTATTAGGTTCAGCGTTAGCGCGGCCAACTCTGTTCAGCGTTAGCGCGGCAGAAAATTCATCTAACCTATTTGAAAGGAAATCAAATGTCTGATTTCATCAAGGGTCAGGCTGAAGTTCGCAACAACCTAATTTCACAGATGCGTGAAGTTTTGGATGACGCTGAGAAGCGTGGCGGACTAACTGCTGAGGACTCACAAAAGATTGACCGCCTCGAGGCTGATATTGCTCAGCGCGATGCTGCCATTGCTACTGCTCAGAAAGTTGCTCAGCGTTCAGCTGAGGCTGCTGAGGCTGCCGGATCATTCGCACCAGAAGTTGCACCAGCATCATCTGAGGCAGATGTTCTTCGCTCGATCGCTCGCGGTGAGGTTCGTTCGCACGAATTCATGCGCGAAACTCGCGCGCCGCTCACACCATCGAGCAACACCGTACCGACCTCTTTCTATGACCAGGTATTTCAGGTTGCAACCCTAGTCGGCCCAATGCTTCAGACCTCTGAGGTATTCAACACCGCATCAGGCGAAAACCTAGTAATCCCAACCGTAACTGCAATCAGCACTTCAGGTTCAGTTGCGGCTGCAGGTACTGTTGCAGAGTCAAACCCGACTTTCTCAAGCATTACTCTTGGCGCTGTAAAGTATGGCGCGATCGTAAACTTGGCAAACGAGTTGGTTACTGATGCTGGATTCAACATCACCGGTTACATTGCTCAGCAGCTCGGTACTTCACTAGGTGTACAGGCCAACACCGCACTAACCAACAAGTTGGTTGATGCTGCTGGTTCTGTTGTTACTGGTGGTACTGCTGTTTCGGGTGCTTTCACTTACGAAAACCTAATTGACTTGGTTTACGGCATTGCTGATGGCGCACGCGTTCTACCAGGACTTGGTTTCCAGATGGCTAAGAGCGGTATCGCTGCTGCTCGCAAGCTAAAGGATGGCGCAGGTAACTACATCTGGCTAGACAACGCTGTAAACGGTCAGCCAGCTCAGTTGCTTGGTTACTCGGTTTACGAAAACCCAGCAATCCCAGCGGTTGCTACTGGTGCTAAGTCGGTTCTATTCGGACACCTACCATCGTTCAAGGCTCGCGTTGCTGGCGGCGTTCAGGTTGCAAGTTCAACAGACTTCAACTTCAACACCGATGTGACCAGCTACAGGGGATTGATTCGCGTTGATGGTGGACTCACGATTTCAACCCACATCGGTTACTTCAAGGGTGGCGCAAGCTAATCTCGAAGCTCTAAACTGAAACGGCTCGGCATCGCGTGGATTTGCCGGGCCGTTTCTTTTATCTTGAATTTGTTGCTTTTCTGTGTAATACTTTTCAGGTCAAAGCCTCGCCGGATTCCCCCTATCTTTCCGGCGGGGTTTTGCTATTATCTAGGTATCTACGCGAGAGGCATCTAATGACTAAACTCACCGGCACGATCAGCTGGTTTTCTAATTCACCGACTGCGCCAACCGGGTACGGTGTGCAGTCGAATCAGGTTTTGAATCGCATGATCCGCGATGGCCTCGATGTTGCGGTTTTGAGCAACTATGGGCGCGAGGGTGTGAATGGCACTTGGGAATCTGATTATGGTGTTGTGCCTGAGTATGCTCGCGGTGCTGAGCCGTACTCGCAGGATGTTACACCGCTGAATCATAATCACCATGTTGCCAATGTAGAAAACAAAAAGGGCAAGCAACCTAACGCGCTTTTCACTCTTTACGATGTTTGGATTATGCGCGGCGATAAGTATGCCGATCTAAACATTGCATCGTGGACACCGATTGACCATAACCCGATACCGCCGCTGGTTTTGGATTGGTGCAAGCGACCGAATGTTACACCGATCGCGATGAGCCGTTGGGGTCAGGCGCAGCTGAAGAATCGCGGCGTTGAGAGTTTGTACATTCCTCACGCTGTTGAGCCGGTGTTTCAGCCAACTTATGAGGTTGATGGTTTGGATGTGCGCGAGTACATGGGCATCGATGCAGACACTTTCTTGGTTGGGATGAATTTTGCTAATAAGGCCAGCGGTGCGATTCATCGTAAAGCGGTCGCTGAGGCGTTTCTAGCGTTCGCGCTGTTTGCGAAAGATAAGCCCAATGCGGTGCTGTATTTGCACACCGATATGTTTGGTAGTTTCGGCGGTTGGAAACTTGACCACATTTTGACTGCGTGCGGTTTGACTAAAGACCAGGTGATTTTTTGCGATCAGGTCGCTTATCGTTATGGCTATTCGCAAGAGCAACTGGCGGCCTTTTATACGGCGATGGATGTTTACCTGGCTGTTAGTTACGGTGAGGGTTTTGGCGTTGGCACGATCGAGGCTCAGGCGTGTGGCACACCGGTTATTGTGTCGGACATTTGCGCGAGTAGCGAGCTGGTGGGCGATGGTTGGTTGGTTGAGTGCCAGCCGTTGTGGGATGAGCCTCAGCGGTCTTGGTTTAGTGTGCCTAACATTCCGCAGATTGTTAGGGCGTTGGCTACGGCTTATGAGCAGCCTCGAGGTAAGTCTGAAAAGGCGATTGAGTTTGCTAAGGGTTATGGTGCTGAGCATGTGTGGCAAGAGTATTGGTTGCCGGCGTTGGCGCAAATTCTAAAATGATTCCGGTTCTTGGCTTTTGCACTCTCAAGCGTTTTGATTTGGCTGAGAGGTTGCTGGCCAGCATCGATTACCCGGTTGAGCATTTGGTGATCGTAAACAATTCAGGCTCTCGCGCCTGGCAACCTAAGAAACCTGACCTGGTGCAAAATCTTTGGCACATTGAAGTGCCGTTTGGTTTGGGTTTGGTTGGCGCTTGGAATCTGATTGTGAAAGCGACACCGTACGCGCCGTACTGGGTGTTAGTGAATGATGATGCCTATTTTCTGCCGGGCCAGATGCAGCTCATTCCCGAGCAGGTCGATACTCAGGCGCTGAATTTTCTCGACATTGTGCCAGCCTGGTCGGGCGTGGTTTTTGGTGAGGGCATGGTTGAGCGTGTCGGGCTTTATGATGAGAATTTTTATCCGCTGTACTTCGATGATAATGATCTCGAGCGCCGCGTTGATTTGGCTGGTGTGCCTAAGAAAAGCATTGGTTGCAAGATGGGTCACGATAACAGTTCTACGCTGCATAGCGGCTTTCAGGCCGTCAATGCGGTGAGTTATAGCAACAATGGGCGTTTATACGCTCAGAGAGCCGCTGAGGGCCGTATAGAGGCATCTCTGTGGTCATTACAAACTAGGAGAGCAAACCGATGGGATTGATTTATACAGGCGGCACTTTTGACCTATTCCATGCCGGGCATGTGGCGTTTCTCAGGCGCGCAGCTCAGTTGGGTGAGGTGGTTGTGGCCCTAAACACCGATGAGTTCATTGTGGAGTACAAAAGTAAAGCGCCGGTCATGAGCTACGCTGAGCGCCGCGATGTGCTGTTGGGTTGTAAGTGGGTTAGCCAGGTTGTGCCTAACGCTGGTGGCGCTGATTCGCGCATTGCCATCGAGCAAGTGAAACCCGACTACATCATTGTCGGTAGCGACTGGGCTAGGCGTGATTACTACTATCAGATGGGTTTCGATCAGGATTGGTTGGATGAGCGCGGCATTGGTTTGATTTACATCCCGTATACCGATGGCATCTCGACTACGGCCATCAAGCATCGACTATCTAAGCGGTAAAATAGAAACAATACTTTAGGAGTCATTTTGGCTATTACAAATGGTTATGCCTCACTTTCAGAGGTGAAAGCCGCACTCAGGATTCAAGATTCTCTCGATGATAGTTTGCTGGAAACGGCTATCGAATCGGCATCACGCCTGGTCGATGGTTTTGCCGGTCGCAACTTTTACCCGAATGGTACGGCAACCCGATACTTCACACCTGAAGACATGATTTTGTGCGAGATCGATGACTTGATTACGCTCACAACGCTTGAGGTGTCTGCCGATCTCGATGGCGTATTTGACCAGACTTGGACTGCATCGGATTACCAGCTTGAGCCGTTGAATGGTCGCGCCGATGGTTTGACTGGTTGGCCGCGCACTCGCATCAGGGCCGTTGGCGATTATGTGTTTGCTCAGAATGTTGGCGAGGCCAGCGTAAAGGTAACAGGCACTTGGGGTTGGTCTGCAGTACCGACTGCCGTAAAGCAAGCAACCGTTATTCAGGCCAGCCGAATCTTCAAGCGCCTCGATTCGCCGCTAGGTGTTTTGAGCGCACCAGACTTGGGTTACATCCGCGTTGGCACTCGACTCGATCCAGATGTGCAGCAACTGGTTGAGCCGTACCGCCTGGCAAGGTTTCTCGCATAATGGCTCTCATTAGTGATCTACGCGCTGGCATCGCCACTAACCTGGCAACTATTACAGGTCTGCGCACCAGCTCTACCATTCCCGAGAATCCAAATCCACCGTTTGCGATTGTCGCACCGTCATCGATGACTTATCACATGGCGATGCGTAACGGCATGACGACTTACAACTTCGTTGTTACTTTAGTTGTGGGCCGAGCTGATGCGCGCTCAGGGCAGAATGCGTTGGATGCTTTCTGCTCTAGCACCGGCTCTAGTAGTATTAGAGGTGCAGTTGAAAGTGATCGCACATTGGGTGGGAAAGCGTTTGATTGTGTCGTTACCGGGATGCGCAATTATGGCAGCCTGGCTATCGGCGATAACACTTACCTGGCGGCAGAATTCGATCTAACCGTACAGGCTGATTAGTAAAGGAAATAAATTGCCTAAATTTGTTGCTACAGACTATTCAATCACTTTGAATGGCACAGCACTAAGCGATGCGCTTCAGTCTGTAAACCTCACCATTCAGAGCGATGAAGTAGAAACTACCACTTTTGGTGGCGGTTGGAAAACTATGGTTGGTGGATTGAGATCAGGCTCATTGCAGCTTAACTTCTTCCAGGACTTCGCTGCCGGTTCAGTTGATGCGACCCTTTGGCCGCTCATCAACACCATCGGTACTGTTGTTATCAAGCCAACATCTTCGACCGTATCGTCTACCAACCCGAGCTACACCGTACCGGTGTTGATCTCGCAGTATCAGCCATTTGCGAGCTCAGTCGGCGATGCCGCTACGCTTTCGGTTACTTTCCCGACTTCGGGTACTGTAACTCGCGCAACTGCCTAATAAGGTTTTTGCAAACAACTAAACAAAGAAAGACATAATGAAACTAAATCTACGCGTTGAGTTTTTGGATGGTCGCACAGTTGATCCGGTATCGGTTCAAATGCCCGACATGCTGAAGTTCGAGGAAAAGTTTTCTATTTCTATTTCGGCTCTTGAGAAAGAGCAGAAACTGACTTACATTGTGTTTCTCGCGTGGGCTGCGTTGCACCGCCAGAAACTAACTGATAAGCCGTTTGATGATTTCATTGATACGGTTTC